CCCACTACCATGCTGCCTATGTCCATCCATACTGGGCATCAGACGAGGACTTTATTTCTCTTGGACAGGTAGGTAATCACATCTTTTATATTGACATTCGCAATTAGTTGGAGTATAATGTGCCTGATAAACAATTACAATCAGCTTGGGAAACCTTGAACACTCACGTCAAACAACTGAAATCAATAGTAAAAGAGCAAGAAAATACTATTAAACAGCTAAGACAAGAGTTAGCAAAGGCAAAACAAACAGAAGCAAATAATAAATGGGTGGAACACGATGACAAAAGTTTACGACTTTGATTGGCACCGTCTACAGAAAGAAGATGTGTTAAGAAAAAGTCTTGGTTATTCTGAAGAAGTCTGGCAGCTAATGAAAGATTCAGGATATAATGTTAATAGTGTTTCAGATAGAGATCAATTTTTTAAAGACTTAGAGGATTTAGACTAATGAGTAAGAACCTTTGGCAGAAAGAGCGGAAAGAACTCTTCCGTTCACTGGTGGGACAGTATAGGTCTGAAGGATACGATAACAAAGAGTCCAGACGATTGGCTAAACTAGAGGCTGATGAGATAATGGAGGACAAAGAAACCTTCGTGGAAGATATCTGGAAAAAATGTTACGATGACAGGTGTTGACTTTATGAGTTACACTATGTGGAAATTACTTCTAAAAAAAGAGTTTGATGATGTGGTTGTTCAAAGCTTTCGCACGAAGAGAGAAGCCGAAGATGAAATACGAAACAGAGAAAGGCTCGTACAGCATCTTACCAAAAAAAATGCAAGAGGAGTTTATAGAATCCAAAAAGGATAGAGAAATGGATATTCTTATTGAGGTATACAAGCCAAAAAATCGTGGCCGTATTGAAACATCATTCAAAGCTGCATGGCGAAGTCTAGAGAGAGTGGATCAGATTGAAACACTTATATCATTAGAGAAAGAATTAATAGCGCAACGAAAGGAGATAGCTGACGATCTGCATAAGTATAGTGAAGGAAAGTGGTAACTTAATTGAGTCTTAGTAGTGAAGTTTCTACGAAACTACTAAGGCTCAATTAATATGGAGGACTTATGGAATACAAAACTCACCAACCCTGCCCTGACTGTGGATCATCTGATGCACTGGCATACTACGAGTGGGGTACTAAATGTTTTAGTTGCGACGAAGCCAGACCATACAAGAATGGAAATCAAATGCAAAATATACAAGCACCAAAGAAGATCGTTAATATGAATAAGCAACCTAAGAACTTTATTACTTCTGATATACCTGATCGTAAGATTAGCGCAGAAACTTGTAAGCGTTATGGTGTATCAGTTGTCAAAGAAGGTAATATGATTACTGATCATATGTATAAGTATTATGATAAAGACAGCAATCATATTGGCACGAAGTTTCGCCGCACCAGCGACAAGCAGTTCTGGTCAGAGGGTAATCTGTCAGAGGCAGGGCTGTTTGGTCAGAACATTTTTGGTCAGGCTGGTAAGTTTATTACCATATGTGAGGGTGAGCTTGACGCCATGAGTGCTTATCAGCTTCTTGGTTCCAAGTGGCCTGTGGTTTCTATTAAGAATGGCGCACAATCTGCACTCAAGAACTGCCGTCAGGCATTAGATTATCTCAATAAGTTTGATACTGTAGTGCTATGCTTTGATAATGATCAACAAGGTAGGGATGCACAACAGGCAGTAGCAAAGCTGTTTGAGCCTAACAAGTGTAAGATCATGAACCTTGAGTTCAAGGATGCCAATGAGTATCTAAAGATTGGTCAGCGTGAGAAGTTCGTTCAGACATGGTGGAACGCACAGACCTACACTCCGGCAGGTATTATCAACCTTGCTGACCTTGGACGTAGCTTGTACGAAGAGACGCACAATCAGACCTGTCCTTATCCTTGGCCCAAGCTGAACGAGAAGACCTATGGTATGCGTACCGGAGAACTTCTTACGTTCACCTCTGGCGCTGGCATGGGCAAGTCCAGTATCATGCGTGAGCTAATGTACCACCTGATGCACAATACTGAGGAGAACATTGGCGTCCTTGCAATGGAGGAGAACACCAAGCAGACTGCGTTCAATCTCATGAGTGTGGAAGCTAATGCACGGCTATACATTAAGGAGATTCGTGACCAGTACACGCAAGAGCAGCTTGACGATTGGCAAGAGAAGACCCTTGGCAGTGGCAGGTTCTATGTGTTTGATCACTTCGGCAGCATGGACAACGATGAGATTCTTAATCGTGTACGGTACATGGCAAAGGCTCTCAACACCAAGTGGATTATTCTTGATCACCTTTCTATTCTTGTATCTGGTCAAGAAGACAATGGTGACGAGCGTAAGTCTATTGACATCCTCATGACCAAGCTACGCTCTCTAGTTGAGGAGACACAGATTGGTTTGCTTCTTGTATCACATCTTCGCCGCCCCGCTGGTGATCGTGGGCATGAGGATGGCCGTGAGATTACTCTGTCACACTTGCGTGGGTCTGCATCTATTGCACACCTGTCTGATGCCGTGCTTGCTCTTGAGCGCAACCAACAGGCAGAGGATGAGGTAGAGGCTAACACCACCACCGTCCGTATCCTGAAGAACAGGTACACTGGTGAGACAGGTATTGCTTGCTACTTGCATTATGATTCTAACACTGGTAGAATGACTCAGGTGGCTAACCCATTCATGGAGGACGACGATGAGTGAAATGCTTAACAAACAAGAGTGGAATAATTTACAACAATTAAGATATAATGTTATGCCTGAGTGGTGGTGGGATCGCAACAAACGTGATGCACACTATCAGGCATACGTAGACGGTTACAAAGAGTGGGAAGAAAAAAATGACAGTTAAGAAAAGCTTTGATAAAGCATTGTATGATATGGCTGACAAAGCTGCTAAAGATGCTATGGTTACATGGTTGAAGAATGATCACAGCAATATTGATACAAACGAAACCACTTACTTCGACATTGTTTGCACAGGAGGGCCGGAGGGTCACCCCAGACTTTTATGGGAGGTAGAGGTAAAGTACTCTTGGAAAACTGACGAGTGGCCCGACAGTTGGAAAGAACTACGTATTCCATATCGTAAGCAAAGACTTCTTGACAAGTGGAAGAGTGAGTGTTATAATGACATACTTACTTTCGTGGTCTTCAATCATGACTGCACAAAGGCTTGGCATGTTGACGGTCATACACTTCTAGACTGCGAGGTTAAAGAAGTTTCTAATCGTAATATCAGAAAGGGTGAAAAATTCTTTCACATACCAATCGCAGACGCATACCTAGTGGATATGAAAAATGAAAGCAGTAGTGGACATAGAGACTGATGCTATTAATGCAAAGAGAATATACTGTATAGTAGCACAACATTACGAGACAGGTGAGATACGTAAATGGGTAGGTGATGAGTGTAAAGAGTTTGGCGAATGGTCTAAAAAGATTGACCAGTTTATTATGCACAATGGTATTAGCTTTGATGCACCCCTGCTAAACAAATTCACTGGCTCGTCTATCTCACCAATACAAGTGAGAGACACACTGCTTGAGTCGCAGTTATTTAATCCGGTGCGGGAGGGTGGTCACTCACTGGAGTCATGGGGCGAAAGGCTTGGCTTTGCGAAGCTTGACTTCCACGACTTCAGTGAGTTCTCTCCTCTTATGCTGGAGTACTGTCAGCGTGATGTAGAGTTAACACGTAAGCTTGCACAAAACTTAGAACTAGAAAAGAAAAAGTTTTCTAATCAGTGTTACGATCTTGAGCGTGATATTCGTATCATACTTGATAAGCAACAGAAGAATGGTTTTGCTTTTGACCTAATGAAAGCACAGTTATTACTTGCTAAACTTGAAGATGAACAACATGAACTTGAGCGACATGCGGAGGAGGAGTTTGAGCCTACGATTGTAGAGCTAAAAACAAAGACTAAGAAGATACCTTTTAATATTGCTAGTCGTAAACAGATAGCTGATCGTTTGATGGAGCGTGGTTGGGAGCCAACTAAACTAACAGATAAAGGCAATGTCATTGTTAACGAAGATGTCCTATCCAAGATTAAAATGCCAGAGGCACAGATGTTTAGCAGGTATTTTCTTCTACAGAAAAGAACAGGACTTCTCAAGGCATGGATCAAAGAGTGCGGAGAGGACATGCGTGTTCGTGGCAGAGTGTTAACGCTCAAGACTATCACAGGACGCATGGCACACCACAGCCCCAATATGGCACAGGTTCCCGCTGTATATAGTCCATATGGTAAAGAGTGTAGAGAACTATGGACTGTCTCTAACGCTCAAACACACCAGCTTGTTGGTACAGATGCCAGTGGACTTGAACTTAGATGTCTTGCACATTATATGAAGGATGCAGACTTTACTAACGAGGTTCTCACAGGTGACGTTCACACGGCCAATCAACATGCTGCGGGTCTTTCTAACAGAGATCAGGCAAAGACTTTTATCTATGCTTTTCTCTATGGTGCAGGTCCAGCAAAGATTGGTAAAATAGTGGGCGGCGGTCCCGGCAAGGGACAGAAGCTAATATCCAAGTTTCTTTCTAACATGCCAGCACTACGCACACTACGATCTAATGTGCAAGAAGCAGCACAGAATGGTAGTATTAAAGGTCTTGATGGTAGGCGTCTTATGATTAGGTCAGAACATGCAGCCTTAAATACTTTACTTCAAGGTGCTGGTGCTATTGTCTGTAAACAGTGGCTTGTAGAGATAGATAAACGAGTAAGGAGGTCTGGCTTAGA